GGAAACTTACTGCCCTCGCCTGGATAGACCTCCAGCTGAGTGGCGGTAGCCTTCGCATCAGCACCCAGGACACTGACCGCGTTATTTGCAAACAGTATGCTCATTACACATCCACCACATTGAATACAATTTCTACTTCTTCTGTCTGGGTGCGGCTGGTGTTAACCAGGACAGTTACCTTGTAGCTGTGCCCGTGCACCCCTTTATCAGCATAGAAGTATAGACTCTTTTTGTCAGTTGCTATGTAAACATCATCAACACGCAGACGCCCCTTCGCCTTTTTACCCAGCTTGTCTGACAGGTCGAATACTTCTGCATGTGCTTCTATAATATCTTCGTCAACAGTCAGCCAGCAGTCATAATCTACATCATAACGCTTACGCTCGCGGGGCTGCTTTATGTATGTTGCTAGGAGCATGTCTCTTTCCCTTTGGGGCGTACAACGCCGCGTAGTTCTTCTGGCATTATCGAGGTGCGGTCCTCATTGGGCACACAGATTTTCTCTGGTGCAATAGGATCGTCGATCAGTTCAACCATCAGATTGCATATTGGCTTTGCCTTCATGCAGTCAAGAAAAACAAGGTGGTCGCGCATACAACCATCTATCTCGGCACCGTTGATTTCAAAACTGTCTATGCCGCACTGATCTTTCATGGCAGTAGAAATTTCTCGTGCTTGCGTTGGCCAATATTAAACCACCCGAAGCACATCTGGTTTGGAAGGATAAAATAGTTCCCGCCTTCCGCAGTAAATGGCAGCTCGTTGCTTTCCGAGTAGTAAACAACCAGCAGGCCATCCCTTTGTCGATACAGCATTGCCTGAGTGATGGGGTTCTCATTGTACAGATCAGGAAACTCAACCCCGGTGGCATATGCGTTGCCTTCCGTTGCACTCTTGTTTACCAGTACAGGACTCTCAGCTACACGCAGGGCGGTATATATTTCCGACTCGTATATTGGTAAGTCCGTGGGCAGGATATAACGATCATCAAGCAACAGTAGCCTGTACTCGTCAGTCATCCAGTTGAAGCCGTCAGTCAGCATCAGTTCAGCCGCTAACGGGAAGATGAAGTTGGGTGGCTGTTCTACCTTGTTCAAATCCATTGTGGGAAGCTCCACCGGGATTCATTCATTCCGTTGCCGCGCTTAACAATGTCCCGTGCTTCTGCGCAGGCGGTGTTAAACAACTTGGCGTGCCACAACATGTCCTTGCCATTGGAATACGGTTTGTTGGGTTCCATCGTCATTCGCCACATCAACCCGTGGCGCAGGGCTTCGCTGTAGCGGTCAATAATTTCCTGTGGAATCTTGTACTGCCCGTGGGCCATCTGCAAGGCTACTGTTGCGGTTACATCACCAAACTTTATGTCAGGCGGCGTCGGTGCGATGCGGACCGTGTTGGGGGCAATCGTAATGAACCCAATCGGTCGTGCTGCTGATGTACTCAGGGTGTTGTGCGATGGCAACTGGGTCAGGGGGCGTCCCTGGTGGACTATGTCCAGAAACCACAAGTAGGTTGACCAGGTGTTAGGCGGTTTCAGGTAGACCTCACCGTTATCGCTGCGCACTGCCGGGGTAATGACTTCCTGCCAGGCGCTGGTGCGGTGCAGAAAACGGTTGGTAACAGAGTGAAGGACCTGTATTGCGTGGTTGGGGTCTGCGCCTGCTAACTCAGGAAGGACCTCATTCAGTACAGATTTCAGTGAGCCTGTTTCGCATTTATCCGTCATGCTACCGCCGTGGTAAGACCAGTTTGGAACTTGGTTAACAGGCCGGAAGCACGCTGTATCTCAACATGCTCGTCGTCTTTCAGCTCTGCCGTGCCTGCTACATAGTAGGCAACCAGCATGAAAAGGGTATCTGGAAGGGGGAAATCCTCGCCCTCTGAGCTTACATAAGGCAAGGGTTCATCGTAGCGCCCGTCAAAGATGTCAGGGCGAACTCGCCTGACTTCGGATATTGCACCGTTGACGTGTGCTACAAGCTCAGGCGTAGTATAACGATATGGCTCTACAGAATCGTTAAGGGCAAACCTGGCTTGAATAATGACATCACTTACTTTCCGCATTGGCCTTGGTAGCCTTTTCAGCGGCAGCGGCTTCTTTCCTGGCAGCAGTTCCAGCATCTTTTTCTGCCTTCTGCACTGCTTTCCATTCCGCCTCGGTGTATACATTGCCACCGGCACGGACGCCTTTCGTCATATTCTTGGCCTTGTTATAAGGCTCACGGTCAGGACAGACACAGCCATTTACATCAATAAGAACTTTTTGAACGTCCATTAAAATCTCCTGCTGATAATAGGAAGCGAGGCCCCGAAGGGCCTCGCCGTGTGCCTATTAGGCTTTAACGATTGCGCCAACCAGTGCGGTAGGCTGTACAACCTTGTGGCCATAGACATTCAAGCCGCGCATCAGCGTGCCGAAAGTCGTTTCAGCCCGCAAGGTTTCAACCTTGGTGAGCTGAGAGGCGAAGGTCAAACCAATCGAAGAACCAGCGTAGATGATGGACTCACCAGCAACCATAGTGGTGCTTGCAGAAGTGCCAGCAGGCAGCAGGTTGGATACATAGACCATGAAGCGGTCCAGCATACCCAGCTGTCCGTTGCGCATCATTGAGGTGCCGTCACCGGAAACCTGTACCTGACGCAGCTCACTCATCTTGATGAGAGAAGCAACCGCCGGAGATACGACCAGGAAGCGGCCGGTCTCAGGGATGTTCTGCTCGTCGAGCGCCTGACCCATCTGGATAGCCAGCTTGTTAATGGCGGACAGACCAATATTGGTTGCGCCAACTGTAGCACCACCTGTCAGGTCAACCGGAGTACCGGTTACACCCAGGTCGATATTGCCAGACAGAGCACCGGCAGTAGCACCCTTGTTGTCAGAATCAACATCAGCGTACATGCCATCGAGCACTTCACGGTCAATCGTGATCTTCATCTGCTCGGAAGCATCTTCAGCCCACATTGACATCTGGTTGAGGTCAGACTGAACTTCCATGACATCGTCCAAAACAGTGTTCCAGTAAATACCCTTGTCGATCAGCAGATCAATGATGTCGGAACTTGGACGCTCAACTGACAGAATCTGGTCAGCGGCATAGTTGTTGATAGTGATAGTAGGACGAGTACGGATTACAACGTGGTCGCCCTGGTTTTTGATCTCACCTTCGTAGTCGGTGTTAGAGATCGCGGCCAGTACGGTTGAGTCGTAAAACTTTTCCAGGATTTTTCCCGACCAGATGGTGGGAATAAAGCGGCCTGAATACTCAGGAACCGGACGGGTACCGGCTCCACCATATAACGTAGCACCACTAGGCTCGACCGGAAAAGTCGCGGCACCTGGGGTTGCAGCTACAGCTACACCTTTACCTTGAACAGCAGCCATTTTAATTCTCCATTGTTACAGCAGTTATCGAATACGACCCTCGACTGATGCGTTTACAATGTCTTGTTCAAGAGCAGATTTTTCTTTTTCCCTCCCCTTGAACCTGCCTTTATTCACGTCGGAATAAAAGGCCGCAATTTCAGCCTGAGTCCAGATTCGCCCTTGCGGTGTAGCGCCTGCTGCCCCGGTGGCCGACGGCCTGCCAGGTGCGACCAGAGTCTCCAGCGGTGAGCCAGCCAACGGCTGATCTTCTTGTTGCTGGGCTCCGTCTGTAACAACGGTTTGCTCCTGTTTATAGCCCCTGAAAAAAGCGATAACGCGGGCGGCATCGTTCGCTTCAAAGGCTTTTGACAGTAAATCCTGTCTTGTTAGTCCCGAATATACATCCCGTTTAGAAAGCCAGTCAAGAAAGTGCTGCGATTTATTCAGTTCTTTCCAGTCAGGTACTGCTGTATCAAGCTGACGGTATACGGTTCCTCGTGCGGATTCCGCCATGGTTGATGAAACTGAGCTAAGTGAGTCTCTGAGCTGGCGGTTTTCTGCTTCGAGTCGGGACAGTTCGGGAGAAATCTCCTCTCGTGCAGCCCGCTTGACGACGGATATAAGGTCCTCTCCATAATCCTCTACCTCCTCTGGACGTAGTAATGGTTCTCCGGGTGTAACCTCAACCTCTCGCGCCCCGTCCTGACCGAAATTCGCCAGGATTTGCTGCATGTTCGATACTTCCTGACGCAATGCGTCGTTCTCGTCATGTAGTCTTGGTACCTCTGACTTGTACTTACCGTCAAGGGTCCTGTATTTCTGCTCCCAGGCTTCTGTACCGGGTGCTGGTTCTACTTCGTCCGCATTGGCGGGAGTATCGTCGGCACGTACCTGATCCGTTTCTCCTGCTGGTTCTGGTGCGTCTTGCGGTGCTTCCGCGCCCAGGTCCTCAGCTTCCGGCGTATCTGCTTCATATGCTTCCTGATGTAGTTGTTCTGCGGCCGCAACCGCTTTCTGTACTGCGCGTGGTTTTCCCATAATTACTCTCCATCACTGTTTAGGTATGCTTGATGAACCTTTTCAGCTTCATCCAGCGCCTTAATGATTTCAGTGATGCACTGCGCCTTGCCTTGCACCACTTCAATCTTCTCAGGTGGTGCGAGGATTAAGTTGTGCATTGATCTTTCTGCATAAACTCCTAACGCGCCCAAGAATTCTTGCCAATGTACATTGCCACGGAGGTTGAGAACAGCTTCCGTCTGCTTTGGTGTTAGTTTCATCTAATTTGGTTGCTTACTGCTTTTGGTGTCCGTGTCCTGAATTGGTTATTCATTCCCTCTGTTAAGGAACCTGCGCTGGCGTTGCGCCCCGGCTGGGAAGCGACACCGCCTCCCCCACCTCCACCAGGCGCGGCCTGCTCAGGGGGTGGAGCCATCATTGCTTCCATCTCGGCAGCGCTGGGAACAATCTCATCCCCTGGCATATTCAGGTCGCCGGCAATATCGCGTAGTACCGCAGCCCTTCCCTTTGGACCAACGATGCTCATATCAATCTCATTGGCTGTCAGCTGGAGGAACTCAAGTTTCCGCATCCGTTCCTGCTCACGCTCAGCCGCTACTTCCACGCCTCTAACCCGGATTTTCTCGTCACCCCTGAACATCCCGGTCTGGTCAACCAGGAGAATCATGTCATACAAGCTCTGCAATAGCGGGTTGAAAATGTCCCGGTCGATGTTGGATGCGACTGTCAACAGCATCTTACTGGCATTGTTCAGCAGCATTGAAAGCCCTGACGCAGTGCGGGCAGCGCCACCAACATTGTCGTTTCCGCTCAGGTACCGCGGTATAGCTGACACCTCATCAGCAATGTCCGACATCGCCTTGTACACGCCAAGCAGTTCCTGGGCGTTCGAGTCCGGCTGGAAGAAGTTAACCGGTGCCGCGTTCGATCCCATCGGGTCGGATATGGTGCGCCAGCGTTTCCACGGGTACAGGCTGTCGGCGTTCGTCGTCGCGCTGAGCATATCTTCGTTGACCACGACCTGCGGGCCGGAGGCGATCGACATGTTGTTGACCAGTGAACGCAGCGTGGCGTTGGCTACATCCTGGATGTCCTCAAGGATTTCAGGGATGCAGGAGCCAATGATGGAACCCGGCTTCTTCTCGAAGCTGGTGATGTAGTAGGGGTGGCGCTTGTTAGCGTTCGGGTTGATCTGGACTTTTATCGTGTGCTTGCCGATAACCCAGGCGGTGACATGGTAATCCAGGTCGGGGTCGGCTATCTGCTTACCGGTGAAGCCGTATTCGATCAGCTGGTGCCCCTGTATTGGCCCGTGCCACTCCAGTGTATCCAGCAGCTCAGACCGGTTTATCCCCGGCTGTTCACGATCTTCCAGCTCAGCACGGGTGGAATCATCCATCAGCGGCTGGATCAGCCCATTTGCGTAGTCGTTCAGCACCCCGCGTATGGCTTTCTCGCTGTACCCCGGCAATCCTATCAATTGGTTGAGGTCAGCACGGGAGGTCTTGATGTGCTCGATAATGCTCGCATCGTTGACGTTCGTCGCACCCGGCGTCCAATACAGGTCCATCGGGGACACGCGATGCCAGTACATCCTGGGGAACGCCTTGGTGGATATCTTTCCCTCGCGCCATTTCAGGTCGTGCACCTGCTTGACCACCGGCCCCTTGATACACGCAAACGGCATTATCGGCAGGTCGGTGAGGAACTCGATCAGGGTTTCGTAGAACGCGCCCTCGGTGAGGATATCGTCCAGTTTCAGCTCCGCTTTTTTTGCTTCCTCACGGGCTTTTTTCACCCCTGCTTTCGTCGCCGCGTCAAAAAGCTGCTGGCGGCGCTGCTCGATCATGTCGTGGGTGACAGGCTGGCCGGCCTGGGACAGCTGCATCGCCTCCATGGCAAGCAACTGCTGTATCTGACCGTGCATATCTTCCGGCAGGTCGGGTACGGGAGTGGGGTCAACACCCCAGGTCCGGTTCTGACCGAGGAAAACATCCCGTAACAGGGCTGTTGCCCCCCGGCATTTGATTGACGTGATGCGGGCATAGACATCAGAGCCGCCAAACTGCGCGATCTGCTGCTTTTTCGACGCTGAATACTCGCCGGAATAGGCCCTCAGCGCCGTTAAGCACCGTTCCCGCAGGGAAATGTTCTCACTGTGTGAGCGAAACGAGTGAAACTGGGCTGTTATGTGCGCCGCCAGGGAGTCAATCGCCTCGTCAGCACCTTCCTGACCGCCTTCTCCCTCGTAATCCCCCGCAAAATTCCCATTTTCGTCGGGTTTTACGACTCTGAGGGGCTTGTCACTGGGTTCTACATCATCGAGGTGGTCAGGATAGCCTTGTGGCATCAGAATTTCTTCCAGGCGGGTAGTTTGCCCGAATATGGATGATTTCCGGTGTTAAATCAAGTCTGTCTAGGTCCAGGCAGCGGCGGCAGGCTCAGGTTCCGCCGTTCGCGGTCGCGTCACCCTGCCGAGGATGTTCTGCGCCGTGGCCAGGCACAGGTACTGCAAGCCGTCCGCCAGGTCGCTCTCCGGGTGCTTCTTCTCCGGCTTGTCCTCCATCTCCCCGTCCTTGCGTATCTTGTACCGGTAGGTCGATCGCATTGCATTTATCAGG